TTAACTAATACTGCTTCTGCTGCATTAGAAGCAAGACGATATGTATATGATATTATATTAACGTCACCTCAAAGTATTAAAACACGAGTCATAGAAGGGATAGTTGAAGTAACTCCTGGAGTGACCTGATGCCAAATTATAACGTATCAGTAAAGTCTTCTAATTATCAGGTTCTATCAGAACCTCAGAAGAAATACAATGTTGGGGTTAACTATGAGATCCCCAGTAAGTATCTTCAGTATGGCAATGAGATACTTAACGTAACAAGTTGGGTATTCAATGGAACCAATACTGGGTTTCCATTAATTGATAATGCAGGTGATGCATATACACCAGTTAATGATCAGCAATTGATTGTTGCTGTTGATGGATTAGTACAAGTTCCAGGTATTGATTACAGTACTAGCGGAACTAATATAATTTTTACTACTGCTCCTACATCAGGACAGACAGTATATGTCGTAGCATTATCTACAACTGCGGATTTAACAAGGACTATTAACTTTGTTGTTGATGCTGGTTCTTCACCAATGTCTTCTGGTGTTAAAGGGGATATGACTCTTGATGTCTCAGGAAAAATTGAATCCTGGACAATTATAGGAGATCAATCTGCTCAATGTCAGTTTGATATTAAGAAAGTTGATTATGCCAATTTTCCAAATTTTTCATCTATATGTGGTACAGAGAAACCTACTCTAGGTAATATTGGAGGAGGCACTACACAACGTATAAATCAAAATACCACACTCTCTACTTGGAATACAGCATTAACCGCTGGAGACATTCTACAATTTGAAATTGTATATGCTATAAATATACAGAGGTGCGTAGTTTCTATGAAGCTAGCACTTTAATAAATAACAGTAATAACATAGGAAAGCACACGAGGAGTAAACTTAAATGGCACTGCTAGTTACCGACCAGGGTGAGATTGATTCACTCCGTACCTTATTAAACGCAACGCATCAGATTCCAAGGGATTTGGTATTGAAGCTCTATACTGGACCTTCAACAGCACCTTCAGAACAAGATGTTCCGTCTGCGACAAAATATTTTGAACCATTTGACGCTTCAAATAGTAGCGGATATGGTACTGCACCTAACACAGGATATGATAATATCACTAATGTTAGAACAGAGGAAGATCAGAAGTTCAATGAGAATTATGGTATACTTCTGAATGGTAATCGTTGGACAATTGCTACTACTACTTCTGGTCAAGGTATTGCAAAAACATTCGCTGGTACTACTGGTACATACCAGATTGTAGTTGATACCAATACTGACCTTAAGAAAGGAGACTATGTTACTGGTACTGGAATTCCTGATAATACCTATGTTGTTGATATTGATGGTACTAATATTGAGATAAGTCAGAAGTTAACTGCTACTTCTAATGCTGGTACTAACTGTACATTTGCTGTTGGTAGAACAACTGCTTCTTATCCTGAGCAAATATTTACATTCTCTGGTGCTGCTGGTAATGTTTATGGTTATTATCTAGCACGTGCAAACAATATGCCTGTTACACTTCACGGTGTTGTTGATGGTGGAACATTAGCTGCTGCAACTAAAGTTGCTAAAGTAGAGTGTAAGGGAGTTATTGGTAATAAGTATATTAACCTCAAAGACGTAGATGTTGATGGTGGAGCAGTTACTGCTGGTGCTGCTGATGGATTTTCTATTACTATTACATCTAACGCAGCAAGTGTTAAGAAGGGTATGTTAGTTAAGAATGTTACTAATGTTCCAACAGAAACACGTGTTGTTGGTGTAAATGGAAATGTAGTTACTATTGATAAGCCAGTTACAGGTGGTGCTGCTTCTGGTACTGCTGCGTTTAGAACTAATGTTGCAGAAGATCTTACAATTGGTATGAAAGTATCTAAGTATGTTCATTCATCTAATGCTGGTCCAGATGCGTTCCCTGCTGCTACTGTTGTTGAAGGAATTGATTATGCAACTAAGAGTGGTGAGCAAGGACCAACAGTTTGGTTAAATAATGCACTTACAGATAACGTAGGTACTGCTAGTGATAACGATCAGGTTGATTTCAACTTTAGTATTATGACAACAGATCCTAGTGGTTCTGCTGTTGATCACAATCTGAATCCTGGTGATGTTATTTACATTGCTCAAGGTACTACAGACGGACCTGATACTGCTGCTCATTACACAGTATTTGAGACTCCAACAAATAGTACATTTACTACAACACCTTCTCTACAAGGAACTGGAGATGCTACTTTATACTCAAGTATATTCTTCGCAGAACAGTTTACAAATGGTCCATACGCTATTCAAAACAGTGGAGACCAAATTAAGGTTACTCTAAATGTCAGCCTAGACTGATTATACATAGAGTATACCCAGTTTATATTCTTTACTTTGTGGGGGTTGCAATTTGCGACCCCTTTTTTATTGGATTCTAGGTTTCTATGCAATACGCTTATACCTCAGAAAGTGGATCACGTATCATTTCCGATCACGGAAGTGATGCTTTAAACAGCCAATCTGACGAAAAGCAATTTAAACCTAGGTATTACAACAGTATTAAAATTGAAGATTTTGTATATGAGTCATGGCCACCTTTATTAAGATATGGTGGTGGAGCAAGTTATGAATACTATGATTCACCTATAACGAGTATTGTATGTCAAGGTGGGATATGCATATATTCATATGAAGCTGGAAATAAATCAGAGACAGTTGGGCAACATGGACCAAGTACTCTTAGTTTCCTTGCTGCAAGAAGGATTTCATCATTCCAGACTAATATAGGAAGTCGTACTGAGATATTTAAGTTTGTAGGTGCAGCTGAAAGTAGAGGGTATGTTTACAAACCTGATATTACTGAGGATTATAATGAACTTGATTATGGATTGATAACTTCTAATCATACAGCAACAATAGATAATGGATTGGTAAGTCACACTGATGCTGTAACAATAACAGATCGTGGAAATATATTAGATGGATATAGAACAAGATTTGGATTTAAGAAGACAATTGGTGAGGCACAAGCCAAGGCAACTAATGCATGGGTAGGATCTGGTAGAATATTATCTTGGGGTAGACAAACATCTCCAGCCATATATGGATATATTGTTGATGGTAAGGTCAAAGGTCTATCTGGTATTGCGGATGCCTCGTTCACCACCAATCGTCTTGGTGGTGGACTTACTCCGCTTGGTGGTACTGCAATTATTGGTATCACAGTTCACGTTCATGGTGATGGTAATCTTAGAAAATTTGGTGGTTCAGCAGAGTCTGCAACATGGAACCCTGATGAGAAGCAAATGCTCTTCTCGTTCACGGGTGGAATTACTTCTGAGAAGCATATAGAATCTTATCTTGGTTCTGGTAGAATTAAGAACCTCGCTAAGGTTGAAGCAGAGAAAGGTACTTTTGATTATGTTGGTTCTGGTGAGTTTAAGTTAAGACCAAGGAAACCTTCAACACATAGATTATCACATCTTGCTAATTTCACATTAGAATCTTCTAGACCATATTGGCATGTTCTTGGTGATCCTAATGGACATTGGGGCAATACACAACAATTAGGTGCTGTTCAACTCAAGGAACTTACTGAGTGGTCACACGAGAAACACACTGACAATTATAATCAAAGTTCTATTGTTGAATATGTAGAACGAGATTGGGGTTTTGTTCAAACCGAATGTTCAAATATTGGTACTATCTCAACATCTGGTGATGTATCGGGATCAGTATCAGAATGTACTATTAAGATTGATCAAGGAGTAACAGCGAGAGTTACTTCTGGTCAGAATTATCAAGTTGCGTTAGGTAGTAACTCTGCAACTAACTTCATAGATTATGGATTAGTATCCGAAGGTCATAGTCCCTCGGAAGATTGGGGTTGGATACTTGATTGGGGTACTAAGTCTCCATACGGATTATTCAGATTTGATCAATCTGCTGAAGCAAGTATCCAATTCATTCCTAATTGGGTTGGTAGAGGTGGTCTTAGAATATTTGGTGCTTCAGAAATTCCTCTTGATGTTAGTGTTTATGGTTCTGGTACTCTATTCTCAATGGGTGGTGGTGCTGAGAGTAGTAGTACTTCTGAACAACGTGGAGGACTCACTTCTCTTAGTGGATCTGCTATTGTTGGTATTACTGCGATTACCACTGGTTCTGGATCACTCAAGAAATTTGGTGGTTCAGCAGAGTCTGCAACATTCAATCCACTTGAAAGGCAGATGCTCTTCTCCTTTACTGGTGGTATTACCAGTGAGAAGCATACAGAATCCTATGTTGGTTCTGGAAGACTAAGGAACTTTGCGAAGTTAGAAGCAGAAAGAGGAACATTTGATTATGTTGGTTCTGGTGGATTTAAGTTCCAACCAGAAAATGCTATAGAGAAAAATACTGATTGCTATAATCAAAGTTCAATAGTTGATTTTGCACGTGCTGATTATGGAACTGTTGTAGATCAAAATCCTACAACAACTATAGATTATGGTAATGTTGCTGATAGTGCCAATGCAACAATTGATTATGGTTGGATATTAGGAGAGAGAAGTGATCTAAGAACACCATACGGTCTCTTCAAGATTCAGTCTACAACTGATGTTGTTGTCAAGAAACAGTTCTCTTATGATGGAATTGAATCAGTAATAAAATTAAGTGGAGTAGCGAGAGTACCACTTGAAGCTTCTGCACATGGTAAGGGTAATATTTTTGTAACTGGTGGTGCAGTTGAATCTTCAGTCATTACTGATATTGGTTCTGGAATTGGAAGACTTTCTGGTAATGCTGTTATTGGAGTAGGATTAAGATATATTGGTTCTGGTTCTCTTAGAAAACTTGGTGGTCTAGCAGAATCTATTACCTTCAATCCAGAAGAGAAGCAAATGCTCTTCTCCTTCACAGGTGGATTGACTAGTGAGAAGCATGTAGAATCTTATGTTGGTTCTGGATTCCTTAGAAACTTTGCTAGTGTTGAGACTAGAGCAACATTTGATTATGTTGGTTCTGGTGGAATTAAACTTAGACCAAGAAAACCAGTACAGTATGAGTTAGAAGAACTTTCTAACTTCACACTTGATAACTATGCACTCCAGTATGACTTTATTGATCTTGGTGATATTGACTTCTATAACGAAGCAAATACCAACCTTGGTTCTGTAAAACTCAAGTGGTTAAGTTATGAGCTATCACATGAGAAACATACTGAAGCATATAATAATTCTGCATGTGAAGATGCTGTAGATCTTGATTATGGTAATCTTGTTAATCAAAATCTAACTAATTGTGTAGCAACTAGTGGTGTTATTAACACTAACACTACTGCTACTAGTGGATGTATTAAGGTTGCTACTGGTACAACACTTGCTATTGCTCCAAGCAATACATACACAATTCCAAATCAGTTAACAACACCTTCTGTTACTGAAGATTACGGACTTGTTTCAGAATCTAACGCACCAGAGCATAGAGATTATGGTTGGATACTTGGAACTCTTTCCAAGAAATGTCCATATGGATACTCGGATATTATTGGTGCTGCTAAGACTCACTTTGTTGAGAATATCATTACTACTGGTTACTCAGTTAGTGGTAAGGCTGGTGTTAATATCTTTGGTGCTGCTGATACATTCTGGACTCCTCCATATCACGGTAGAGGTCTTGGTAGAATTATTGGATTTGGTCATGAGTCCTTTACTCCTGCTACTGCAATCGGAGAAGGTATTCTCTTCTCAATGGGTGGTGGTGCTGAGTCTACTTCTGTTCTTGGATATGGTGGTGGACTCTTCAAGATTGGATCTCAAGGATATACACTATTCAGTCTACTTCATCCAGGTTCTGGTCTTATCAGAGTTACTGGAACTGGTACAGAATCCTTTACTCCAACAACATATGTTGGTTCTGGATCTCTCAAGAAATTCAGTGGTGCAGCAGAGTCTGCAACTTGGAATCCACTGGAAAGGCAGATGTTGTTCTCCTTCACAGGAACAGGATCAGAAACATTTACTGCAAATCCACCAGAGGAAGGAACGCAAGTTCGTATTTCTGGAGATGCCTTCCCAGTATTCTTTGTACCCAAATATCCTGGATCTGGTCTTATCAAGATTTCTGGAGAAGGAGATACAGACAGAACAAGATCCTTTGTTGGTTCTGGATCACTCAAGAAATTCTCTGGTGCAGCAGAATCTCTCACCTTCAATCCAGAAGAGAAGCAACTTCTATTCTCCTTTACAGGAACAGGAACCGAGAAAGTTACATTCAATCCTCCAGAGGAAGGAACCAATATACGTCTTCGTGGAGAAGCAGTTCTCAGAGCAACAATATCTCAAGTTGGAGATCTCAGGATCCCCATATTTGGAGATGCTTTTGCGAGAGCAACTTTACGTCATATTGGTTCTGGTTCACTCAAGAAATTCTCAGGTGCTGCCGAGAGTATTACATTCAACCCAGAAGAGAAAAGACTTCTATTCTCCTTTGCAGGAACAGGATCAGAACGTACATTCGTTGTTCCTCCAGAAGGTGATGGTGTACTCTTTACATTCGGTGGTTCAACAACAACATCCGCTACTTCATATCAAAGTACTGGATTATTCAGGGTTGATGGATTCACTGACTTTACAAGATCTAGAGACTTTATTGGATCTGGTTCACTTAAGAAATTTAGTGGTGCTGCTGAATCTATTACCTTCAATCCTGATGAGAAGCAAATGCTCTTCTCCTTCACAGGAGCAGGTTCGGAACGTACATTTGTTGTTCCTCCAGAAGGCGATGGAAGAATTGCAATATATCCAGAAGCAGCAGATTACAGATTCACACCTAACTGGAATTCTGTTGGTGGAATCAGACTTGAGATTGAAGCTGCTTACAGATTTGCTCCTGTATGGATTGGTTCTGGTTCACTTAAGAAATTCAATGGTGTTGCTGAATCTCTTACCGTTAACCCACTTGAGAAGCAACTTCTATTCTCCTTTGTTGGTGAAAGGATTGCAGAGAAGAGAACTTCTAGAGAAATCAGTAAGGGTGGAACTCTTAGACTTGGTAATGATGCACATATTGTTTGGGTTCCAAATAATATTGGTTCTGGTACTATCTTCGTTAGTGGAACCGCTAAGACTCATTACGTCCCACACATTACTGGATCTGGTTCACTTTATAACTTCTCTGGTGCAGCTGAATCTAAATCTGTTGATATTACTACACTTCCAGCTCTGTTTAGAGTTTATGGTGATGGTGGTATTAGTCGCACAAGACCTTACATTGGATCTGGATCACTCAAGAAATTCCAAGGTGCAGCAGAATCTATTACCATCAACCCAGACGAGAAGCAAATGCTCTTCTCCTTCTTGGGTCAAGGTACAACTACAAGAACAAGAAGCGAATCTGGTCAGGGTACAGTCAAGACACTTGGAGAATCTACAGTTCGGTTCTCTCCTGTATACTTTGGTTCAGGTACAGCAAGAGTTTCTGGCGAAGCAACTATTACCAGAGCAAGAGACTTTGTTGGATTTGGTTCACTCAGGAAAATATCTGGTGCAGCAGAATCTCTTACCTTCAATCCAGAAGAGAAGCAAATGCTCTTCTCCTTTATTGGAGTTGGAGCAGAAAGCAGTACTTCCAAATTACTCAGTCAGAGTGGAGTACTTGCAGTCAGAGGAACTTCAGGAGATCCACTTCTTACATTTGCGGAACAACCAAGAGTTGAAATTGATATCACAGGAGATAGTTATGATCTCCGTGCTCATGCATACCAAGGTTCTGGTAGAATTTCTAATGTCAACAATGCTGATGACGCATATGTACGTGCTCCATATAAGGGAAGTGGAAGAATTGCCCTTTCTGGTATCGCATTAGTACAAGTTCAGCTCTTCCAGCCACCTCATACTCAAGTCTGGATTATTTAAACCATAAATACAATATGAGAAAAGTGCGTAATAGTAGATGACCACCCAAGTACAATTTAGAAAGGGTACTACAACAGAACACGCTCAGTTTACTGGTGCTAATGCTGAAATTACAGTTGACACCAAGAAAAAAACTGCTGTTGTTCATGATGGTACTGATATTGGAGGATATGAACTTCAACGAGCACGATGGGAACATCTAAATTCTAATCAACAACTTGTTTGTGGACTTAGATATTTAATAGACACCTCATCTTCTGCTTTGTCATTGACCATGCCATATGAAGCAAATGGTGTAGTTCCTCATGTAGGAGACATGATTGAATTAGTTGATATGAAATCAACTTGGGCAATAAATAATGTTACTTTAACTACTAGTGGCAGCACTATTAAATTTTTAAATCAATTTGGGAATACTGATCACGAATTCATTCTTGATACAGCTGGCATGTATATCCAATTTGTTTGGGACGGAACTTACTGGAGGATTTTAATGTAATGGCTTTACATCTTAGTTCAAGTAGCGGAACAGTTGGGCAAACTGTAGCTCAATCAAACGACTTTACAGTTCATGCTCTAAGAAGAGACAAGGATGGTATGTTGCATTATACAAAGGCAAGATCTACTGAAGATGCAGTCTTTGATTTTCATCGTACAGATGGTGAAGAGTATCCAGATTTTCTTCAAGGAACTGAATATGTCCTTGCTGATGCAGGTGACAAAAAGTATTCAAATGATACTGATGATAAATATCAACAGTTCAGATTTGATTTCAGGAATTTGACTTATTTTATAGATGATGATGGTTACTTAGTCGGAAGACTAAATAAAACATATGATCACACAACCAACGGACCTAAGTAGGATTTTTACAAATGGCAGATTTTAGACTCGGCAGACTGAAGTTTAAGTGGCAAGGCAATTGGACTGCTTCCACTGCTTACGTCATTGACGATATCGTTAAGTATGGTGGAAACTCATACGTTTGTACAACAAACCATACATCAACCACAGCAGAAACATCTTTTTATTCTTCTGATAATGCTAAATGGTCTGTTCACACAGAAGGCATTGTCAATAAAGGAGATTGGGCTGCTTCTACTTGGTATAAAATAAATGATGTTTTCAAGTATGGTAATACACAATATCGTGTTACTGCTGGATTTACATCTGCTGCTACTTTTTCCGATTCAAATACTACAGTTTACTTAGAAGGTCTTAAGTACGAAGATACTTGGACTGCTAGTACAGAATATCAAGTTGGTGATATTGTAACTTATGGTGGTTATAGTTATTCTGCCAAAACTAATCATAGTTCTGCTACTGTTCCAAATTCAGATGCTACTAACTGGGCAGTTTTATCAGTTGGTTTTGAAGCAAAAGGAGCATATGCTGATGGCACAACATACAAACTTGGTGATGTAGTTAGATATGGTGGTAACAGTTATGTAAATATATTAGTTGCTGCTGCTGGAACCGATCCTACAAATACTTCTAATTGGAAACTTCTTGCTGAAGGATTTAATTGGACTGGAAACTGGGCTGCTGGAACTGCATACAAATTAAATGATGTTGTTAACCGAACTTCAAACTCTTATGTTTGTGTTCAAGCTCATACAGGACAACAACCAGAAACTGATACTGGTGGAGTATATTGGAATTACATAGCACAGGGTGGTTCTGCTGCTCAGGTGTTGACTACAACTGGTGACTTACTTTATCAATCTGCTGGTACAATTGCTAGATTGGGACTTCCAGCATCAGCAACTGGTACTGCTGAAGAACAAAAAGTTGCTAGTGGTCAAGTATTGACAGTTGGTGGTTCTCCACTTTTACCACAGTGGGAAAGTAATAATACATCCGCACCTGTTTATTATGTTACCAAAGAGGGTTCTAACTCAAATAGTGGTAAGCAAATTTCAAGAGGATTCGCTACTTTAAGATATGCTTGTGATCAAGTATCTGCATTAACAGGAGCAGCAAAACCTACTGCAACAAATCCAATTACAATTTATGTAAAATCTGGTATTTACGAAGAGCAACTTCCTATTCATGTTCCTGAGTTTACTTCAGTAATCGGTGATAACTTAAGATCTACATCATTCAAACCTATAGCAGGTAATTCTGATGAGTTGGATTTAGTATTCCAAACTGCTGCAACTCATGTTAAATTGGGTGATGTAGTTAGTAACTCAGCAAAGACAAAGACTGCTAAGGTAATGAAGCATGGTTCAGGTACTACCCTGACTCTTCTTCCTGTAACAGGTGGTGCATGGACTACTAGCGATAAGTATGTTGAAATTATCAACAATAAATATGCAGATGGTAGAGATGTATTAAACAACAACAGAGTTTTCCTTGCTCATGAAGCCTATCATCGCCATGTTGCAAATGTAGGTGCTGTAACTGGTGCTGCGGCAGGAGTTAAAGATCAATTAACAGCTTTTGTTGATGCACTTGCTTTTAACATAAAGCATGGAAGTAATAACGAAGTTTACGATTTTACTAATAGTGTTCTTAGTGGAACTGATATTACTGGAGACGTTACTCAAGATAACCAATTAATTGAATATGTTAGAGATGTTGCAAATGTAATATTAGCAGGTGGAACAGCAACAGTATCTGCTGGCAATAACGAAACTCAAACTGCTTATAGTGGAACAGCAGATACTAATAATCCTAAGTGTCCTAATGTTACTTCTGCTGTAACAACTCTTGCGGCGATATTTACTTCTTGTAGGACTGCTAATAATATGGGTGGTACTTCTAAGAGTGAACCATTCATAGACATCACTGGAGTATCTACTATTCCAAATACTGAATCAACATTCATGTATCTTGCTGATCATACAATCGTTAAAGATTGTGTGTTTAACGGATTGACAGGTTTTGCTGCTAATGGTGGTGACGATAAAAATATAGAAGCTGCTACTATTAAGGGTGTATACTTTGAACTTGATCCTGCTTCAGCAGTTACAAAATCACCTTATATTCAAAACTGTTCTGCATTAGGTTCAGCAGCACTTGGTGTATTGTGTGATGGTGACTCTCATAAGCACTTTGACAACTCTCCTACCCCATCCTTCAAGTCAATGTGTTTTGACGCATTCACGCAGGTTCTAGAGGGCGGTGCAGGGTTCTGGTGTAAGGGTACGGCGGCGATGGAAATCGTATCATCCTTCACTTATTATCATCACATTTCTTACGCATCAACTGGTGGTGGTAAGATTCGTGCTGTATCTGGTAACTCATCTTACGGTAAGTACGGTTGTATTTCTAGAGGATTTGATCCTAATGAGGTAACTACCGATGGTACGATTGCTGGTTTACGTCTTGGAATTAATCCAGCTGGAACTAAGAGTGGTTCATTCACAGACTTTGAAAGAATCTCAGGTAATACATCAGGTGCTGTTGGACAATTAAGAAGTAATCAAATACTTGAAGCAGATTATCTTAATTACATACCAATTAAAGGTACATTCCAAGATGGTGAAGTAATTACAGGTATTGGTTCTACTGTTCCTAATATTAGTGCTAGTGGTGCAACAGTAACTCTTAAAGCATCTAATGCTGTTACTGGTCAGTATGGATATCAACTTATTGCTGAGGGATTAGCAGCTGCTCCAGACCAAGGTGGATCTATTGAGTATGTTGATAATGGAAGCAATAATGATATTAGTTCCTATGTTATTTCAAGTGCTAGTTATGGAGCACCAGATGGAAGAGGTTCTCTAACAGTATTGAGAGGAACATTAGGATCTACTGCTGCTGTTCATTCTGGTACTGATACTGTTGCGTTGTTCCCTGCTACAGCAGCTACAACTACTACATTGACTACTGCTATTAATTCTAGTGTTACTAGTATTGATCTTAGTGCTCTTACTGGTGTTGCACAGAACGGATTCATTGTTGTTGGCAATGAATTGATGATAATCACTGGTGTTACAGACGCAGATACAATTACTGTTACTCGTGCTCAGGAAGGTACAACTGCTAGTTCACACTCCAATGGTGCTTCTGTTACAGTTTGTGGTGCTAAAGTTGCTGCTCAGGATACACTCCTTAGAGATACGGATAGCACTACTACTGATATTCGTGTAACTCAGGGTGGTATTATATTCAAGGCAAGGGATTATATTAAAGTTAATAATGAGTTTATGACCTTGAGTGCAGCAGCTGCTGACACAACTGGTATTACGGTTCTTAACTTTGCTGATGAGAAAGCAAGTTCTGCTGCTGCTGGTGATGCACAGTCATTCAAGATTCGTTTCAGATATTCTCAGGTTCGCTTAACTGCTCATGACTTCCTAGACGTTGGTACAGGAAGCAGGGCAACAACTAATTGGCCTGGACTTCCATCTCAAGCAAATGTTCCTGCGAATGAAATTAATGAAGTTCGCCCAGGTCGTGTTTACTACGTATCCACTGACCAAGATGGTAACTTCGCTGTTGGTGATTACTTCAAGGTTGAACAGGCAACTGGTAAAGCAACATTGAATGCTAACGCATTTAACTTATCTGGTCTAGACCAATTACAACTTGGTGCTATCGGTGCTACGTTAGGTGCTATGATTGATGAGTTCTCAATAGATGGAACTCTTGCACAAAATAGTGACGAGAAAGTTCCTACACAGAAGGCTGTTAAGACTTATGTTGATGCTCAGATAGGTGGTGGTGGTGCTTCAACAACCATCAATATTGTTGGTGATACTGGTACAGGTACTGTTGCTACTGGTTCTCAAAACCTTACTATTGCTGGTACAACAAATGAAATTGTAACCCAAGCTGCTAGCCAAACAATTTATGTTAAACTTCCTGATGATGTAACAGTTGGAAATGACCTAACTATAACAAATGATTTAGCTGTAACTGGTAATACAGTATTGACTGGTAACCTAACAGTTAACGGTACAACATCTACTGTTAGCAGTACTAATACTACTGTTTCTGATAAATTACTTGAACTTGGAAATGGTACGACTGGTTCTCCAACTGGAGATGCTGGTATTATCATTGAAAGAGGTGATTCAAATAATGCCTTTATAGGATGGGATGAGTCAGCAGATAAATTTACATTAGCTACTACAACTGCAACTGGTGCTTCTGGTGGAGATCTAACACTCACAACAGGAACACTTGTTGCAAACCTACAAGGTAGTGTAACTGGTGATGTAACTGGTAATGTAACTGGAAATGCAAGTGGATCTTCTAGTTCTTGTACAGGTAATGCTGCTGGTCTTACTGGAACACCAAACATTTCTGTTGGTACAATAGGATGTGGTAATATCACATCAACTGGAGATATTGAAGATGGTCATGGTAATGTAAGGAAACTACACGTAAGAACAACCAGTAGTGCTTATACACTTCAGCTAACTGATAGTGGTAAATTTATTGATGTTAGTAGTTCTGCGACAATCACGGTTCCGAACGGAGTCTTTACTCCTGGAGATATGGTGACCATTTTGAATAACAGTGGTAGTAATATGACACTCGCTCAGGGTGGTGGTTTCACACTTTACAATGGTAGTGATGGTGGTACTGGTAACCGTACAATAGGACCTAGATCAACAGCGACTATATTATTCCAAGGTAGTGCTAATGGCTATCTTTCTGGTTCAAAAGTAAGTTAAGGAGGTTAAAAAATGGCAACACAACAAACATTAGTTGGTATGGGTGGTGAGGAACCTGCATTATATGATTTTGGATCAGGTACTGTAACATGGACTTCTAATAGCAGACATGGAAGAAATGGTCCATCATTAGGTGAAATTAGGAATGGAATGTCTGGTGCTAATAGTGGTTCTTGGAAAAATGATAGCAATTGGTTGAACTCCAGTAATGGAATTGCATTGTGGACAGTTCCTCAAACTGGAAATTATAGAATTGAAACTTATGGTCCTCGTGGCAGTAATCAGTACAGTAACTGGTTTGGTGGTTATGGAACTCGTATAAGAGGAGATTTTGCTCTTACGGGTGGTGAGGTTCTTAAAATACTAGTAGGGCAAACTGGTGCTGATAGTTATGGTGGTGGTGGTGGTATGACTGGTGTTGCACAGAATAATAATACTCCATTAATATTTTCTGGAGGGGGAAATTGTACATCCCCTTGGAGTGGTACTACTCATAATGCTACTACAAGTACCACTGGTGTTACAGGTGGTAATTCTTCTGGTGGTTCTAATGGTAACTGCGGTTATAGTAACAGTGGAACATGGGGTGGTGCTGGATTCTATCAAAATTACTCTGGAAATGCCAACTGTGGTAGTCATCCTTATTCATTTACTAATTGGGGTCAAGGCGGTTATACTTGTAATGGCCAGGGCGGTTATGGTGGAGGAACTGGAACTGATGGATGTTGTTATGGGTCATCTGGTGCTGGTGGTGGATATAGTGGTGGTGGCGGTGGTACACCTAGTGGTGGAGGTGGTGGTTCCTACAATGGTGGGTCCAATCAATCCAATACTCAAAATGGTTCAAATTGGGGATCAGTTACTATTCAAAAATTAACGTAGAGGAGCATAAATTAATGAGATTTATAAAAGTTATAGATGATGTTATAATAGACTATCATTATACATTAGATCAATTGTTTATAGATTGTCCAAATGCGGAAATTTATAAGAATAATAATGGTTTGCCATGTAAAGAATTATTGAGAAACTATAACGTATACCCATTAATTACGGAACAAGAACCAGAGGGTCCTACTGATCAGGTTGTTACTGAAGTTACTCCCATCTTTAAAGATGGAGAATGGCATCAACAATGGGAATCTAGACTTTATACCGAACAAGAAAAAATATTCCTTAAGGATGAGTTTGACACTGCAAATAGAATAGCAGTAGACGTATTACTAAAGGAAGCTGTTGATGGTGTATCACCACGTCACGGAGTCAATACGTAACATTATTATTTTATAATTATGGGTGAGAGAATTGATGTTTGGTTTCCAAAATCAGTTTATGTTGTTGATGAGTTTAAGAATAATTTAATTTCTGATTTAGAAAAAGAAATTAAAGGGTTATCAATTCCTGTTTCAAAAAGCTCAACTTTATTTGTGCGTTCATCACACACAACAAATAGAAAATTACATCATAGAGAAGTATTCAAAGAATTATCAGACAATATATTATTGCATGTTAGACAATATGCAACTTCTTTAGGTTATTCGGAAAATTTTACAAATAGATGTCACATGCATGACATGTGGTATAACATTAGTGGAAAGGGGGATTTTATATTTCCACATTCTCACCCAGGATCATTTTTTTCTGGGGTTTTTTATGTAAAAGTTTCTCCAGACAATAAAATATTTTTTTATGATAAATTGGATATGTCTGTAGAACTACCAGATACTCCAAACAATTTATCTTTTTCTAATGTTTATTACAATTGTATTCCCTCTCGTCTTTTAATTTTTAAATCAGATTTTGTGCATGGAGTTCCAATACAGGAAACGGAAGGTGAAAAAATAGCAATATCTTTCAATGTATTATTCTATCCAATAATTGAAAGTGATCTTGATTAATAAATACCTTTAGGAAAAGTGTAGGTATTTTTTATGGCTGAACCTGCCAGTAGGGACCAATTAAAAGATTATTGCTTGAGAAAGTTGGGATTCCCAGTCCTAGAGATCAATGTAGATGACGATCAAATAGAGGACTCAATTGATGATGCTCTTCAGTATTATCGTATGCGTCATTACGATGGTGTTGAACTTGCTTACATGAAGCATTTGTTTACTGCTGCTGAAGAAACAAGATTTGATAGTCAGGAGACTACAACCACTGTTGGTAGTGGTGCAACTGCTATAGAGTGGAAAACAAGAG